GATGTCCCGCCACGCTTCGTTGGCGCTGTTGCTTTCGCTCATTGCAGCGTCTCCGGTTTGAGCTGCATGCTCTGCAGATCGATGCCGTGCTTCTTGCAGAACGCTTCGATCAGGACTTGCGCCGCCGCGCGGATATCGGGCGTCGTCTCCACCGGGCACAACAGGTCGGTCATGGTGCCGCCAAATTCTTGGTCAACTGCCTCCCGCTCAATCACCTCGGTCAGCGTGCCGTCGACAGTGCGCATCATGTCGAGCGTGCTGACCAGCGAGTGCCGCTCGTTGTTCTCGCGATAGGTCAGCGACACGATCAACACCTCGGTGCGGTCCTCCGCCTCGGCCGGTCGCACCGCGTCGATGCGCGCCTGATGCTCGGCCTCGGTCTCGCGGGGATGCCGCATCACCGCGCGGCTCCAGGCCTCCGAGATGAAGCTAATGGCGGTGGCATTGGCGGCGAGTGCCATCAGCCCGACCATCTGTTGGGCGCGGCGCTTCTCGGTGTCATCGGCCCAGCCGGCGCCGACGATCCTGACCTCGTCTGGGCAGTGCAGGATGAACATCGGCATCAGGCTGCCTTGTTTGAGCAACGCAGTGCGGGCGAAGTCGACGTCGCGCTTGAGCTGGTCTTGCCAGTCGATGGGCTTGGTCATGGCGCGTCCTCCCGTGCGGTGTAGGCCTTGCAGTTGTCGCACCAACCGTTGCGAATATCGTTCAAATTCCAGCTAGTCTTGTTGCAGCGCGGGCAGGTGATGTTGATCGGGATATGATCACTGCCCGCGTCTGGATCAGTGGGCGCGTCGCGCATCACCCAGCTCGCCGGTGGGATCAGCGACGCCCGCAGCAACACTACGCTGACCGTGGTCACCTGGGTGTCGATCTCGAGCACCCGCTTGACGGTGTCGAGATGCGGCATGGCGTCGATCGGCGCGAACGCGTAAAGCTCACGCGCGGCGTGACGCAAGCACGCGACGTATTCGGTGTTGCCCATCCTGCGCGCCGAACAGATCAGCTCGGCATAGGCGCGGCAGACTTCGATGATGTTATGATCGATCATAGCTGAATCCCTTTGCAGTTGCTCCAGCATCTTGCCGACTGGACCTTTTGGTGTGAGGTCGGTCATAGCTGGATCCCTTTGCGGTCGTGTTGCAGCAGATCCAGCGCCAACACGACGGTGGGGTTGGTATTGTTCGCCGCGTTGTCCATTGCGATCAGCAGTTGCTCGGCTTCGTTGAGCTCAACCGATGTATATACAGGTGACACTACGACCAGATAATGGTTGACGGTGGCGACGTGGAGATAGGCCTCGACGATGTCCTTGGGGTCGGTCATGGGGTTTTCCTTTGCTTGGCGCGGGACTTGCGTTTGGCTTCCGCGTTCTTGTTGGTCGAATAGACGTGCGGTGCCCGCCAATGCTGCGGTGGTGGTGGTTCCGGATATTTGCCGCGCACCTCGACGCAATCCTCGAGCCAGTCGGCGACCGGCTGCGGCACCGGTCGCTCACCCAGTGACCAGTGCCGCGTTGCGCCAGGACTGCAGCCTAACACCCGCGCCAGATCGCGCCGCGACAGCCGCATGGTGTGCAGGCATTCCTGAAACCGTTTCGGTGTCATCAGTCGTCGTCGTTGGTCAGTAGCGCGACCAGCACGGTGGCCAGCAGCGCGGCCAGCAGTGGCGCGACCAGGGTGAACGACCAATAGAGCATCACCACCTCCATTCCGGCGGCAGATCGTTATAGAGCTCTTCGCAGATCCTATCGCAGTGCAGTGCGTCGCCGATGTCGCCGAGTATGCGGGCGCGCATGGCACGCTCGCGGCAGGCACAATAGCGCGCCAGCCGCTTCAGATTGCGCGCCAGGGGTCCGAGGTCCTCGACCACCATGGCGTCCGGGTTCAGGTAGGCCAGGGGGTGGGTCATGGGTTGTTATCCATGGCCACCCGGGTGCGCCGGGCCAGCCCCTGCCCGGTCACCATCCGCAGAGCGCGCGCCAGGGCCTCGGGCCACTCAATGGTCTTGGAGGCCACCCAACGGCCGTCGAGGCGCCACTCGCCGCCGTGCTGCGCCAGCCAGTAGTGTTTGCCGTCGAGCTCGATACCGAAGCCGAAGCTCGACTCCGCGGTGATGGTGAGGTTCATGGCTCGAGCTCCTCCCGCCCGGCCAGCCGCAGCGCCTCGGCGCTGATCGACTCCTGATCGGTGGCGTCGGGCAGTCCCACGAGGCGGGCGTAGCCGATCGCCATCGAGAAGCCGCACAGGAAGGCCGCTGACGGCCCGGCCAGCGGGTTGGCTTCGCTGTAACGAGCCAGGGCCATGCGCGCGAAGCGCAGCGCCTCTGGGGTGAAGTCTTTGCGCTTGGTCATCACACCTCCTCCGCGTCGCCGGCCGCGAGCTCGATCATCTCGTTGCTGATCGCGTCGGCCAGCATGCTGTGGTGCCCGGCCTTGCAGGCGTAGCCAACTTCCGCCCACAGCCGGGCGGCGAGGTGGTGCTGGGTGGCGGCGGTTGACAGCCGCTCGTCGATGTAGGCGCTGCTCGCCGCGGCGGAGACCGCCAAAGCGAGATTCAACAGATCAGTGCGAGAGAAGGTCATCGAGGGACTCCAAAATGTGTGCACCCTCCTTGTGACCGTTTTTGCCCCAGATGTCAACAAAAGGGGTCATCCCGATGTCGAACCAATACGCCGCGTTGATGCGGGAGGGCGGCAAGCTGCCGCCGGAGGCCAAGGGCCCGGACGGACGGCTCGAGCCGTTCGTGCCGAGCGATAAGGAGCGCGAGCAGGTGCGGATCCTGGCCAGCAACGGGGTCGCCCACCAGACCATCAGCAAGGTGCTCGACATCGCCAACCACACCCTGACGAAGCACTTCCACCAGGAGCTGGAAGACGGCCGCGACATGGTCACCGCCAAGATGGGCTTCGCCCTGGTGACCGAGGGCTTCGCCGGCAACGTGGCGGCGATCAAATACTGGCTGCTGACCCGCGGCGGGCCGGAGTGGAAGCTGACCGCGGCCGACATGCGCGGGCTCGATCCGTTCGCCGAAGCGCGCGAAACCGTTCATTTCTTCATGCCATCGAACGGCCGCGACAAGCCGGAGGCGATCGAACCCGAGCCCGGGCCGCCGACCATCGACGGCAAGGCGGAGGAGGCGGCGTGATCCTGCATGAGTCGACGTTTGAATATTTGAAACCGACCGACGAACAGCTGATGCAGATGGCGGATCTGCGTCACGTGTTCCGCGAGTTCGCGCTCTATGTCGAGGGTCACCTCCAGCCCGGCGCCGATCGTGACCACGTGCTGCGCACGCTGCGCACTGCGGCGATGTGGGCGAACGTTGCCATCACCCGCGAAGCGGACGGCACGCCCCGCACATGAGTGCCAGCGCCGCATTTGACGCCGCGGTTAAGATCATGCCGCAGGAGGGCCCGCAGCAGACCTTCCTGGGCTGCGACGCGGACATCGCGATCTTTGGTGGCTCCGCCGGCTCCGGCAAAAGCTGGTCGTTGCTGCTCGAGGCGATGCGCTACCCGTCCAAGGTGCAGGGTTTCGATACCGTGATGTTTCGCCGCACCACGGTGGATCTGCGCCGGCCGGGCGGCCTCTGGTCAGAGACCATGAAGCTGTTTCCGCACGCCAACGGTATTCCGGTCAACCATCGTCTCGAATGGGTGTGGCCCGGCCGCGGCAGCGTCAAACTGTCGCATCTCGAATACGACCAGACCGTGCTCGACTGGCATGGCTCGCAGATTGGTTGCATCTGTTTCGATGAGCTGACCACGTTCACGCAATACCAGTTTATGTATCTGATGTCGCGCAACCGCTCGACCACAGGTATACGTCCGTATATACGCGCGTCCTGCAACGCCGACGCCGGCTCATGGGTCGCCAAGCTGATCCAGTGGTGGTGGGATCCGGACAGCGGCTATCCGATCATGGAGCGCAGTGGTGTCGTGCGCTACTTTGTGCGCGGCGCCGACGACGCGCTGAAATGGTATGACAGCAAGCGCGCGGCAATACGCGACAATCCGGACCACACCGCCGACACCATTAAAAGCCTGACCTTCATCGCGGCACGGCTGGCCGACAACCCGGCGCTCGAGCGTAACGATCCCAATTACCGCGGCAACCTGATGATGCTGCCACAGGTCGAGCGCGAGCGGCTGCTCAACGGCAACTGGCGGATCCAGCCGTCGGCCGGGCTGTATTTCAATCGCAGCTGGGTCAAGGTGATCGACATCAAGCCGGCGCTGATCCAGAGCGCGCGCGGCTGGGATCTGGCGGCGACGCCGGAGACGCCCGGTGGTGATACCGATCCGGACTGGACGGTCGGCGTCAAAATGGGTCGCACCCTGCAGGGTATGTATGTCGTGCTGCACGTGGCGTTCGCCCGCGGCACCCCGGCCGAGGTGGAGCGCATGGTGCTCAACACCTCCACCCAGGACGGCTACGGCTGCAAGGTCAACATCCCGCAGGATCCCGGGCAGGCCGGCAAGCATCAGGTCGCCGGCTTCGTGCGCATGCTGGCCGGCTTCCCGATCGAATACTCGCCGGAGACCGGCGACAAAATCACACGGTTCTCCCCGTTCTCGGCACAGGCCGAGGCCGGCAACGTGTTGGTGCTGCGCGGCGATTGGAATGAGAGGTGGTTCCAGATGCTCGAGGGCTTCCCGCAGCTGCCGCACGACGATGACGTCGACGCCACCGCGCGCGCCTTCCAGTCGATCGCGCAGACCAACCTCAACGTCTGGGCCAATCTGTGAGCGACTCACCGCCGACGATGAGCGAAGCGACCAAGCCGCGTGTTTCGGTGCGCGCCGGCACCGGCCTGACCACCGACGGCACCAGCTGGGCCGGCGCGCTCAATGACTCGGTGGAGAACTTCGCCGCCCGGGTCGGGTTCGGCATGCCGAACCTGTTGTCCAACACCAGCTACAACTACCAGCCGCTGACCCGGCTGCGGCAGAAATTAGAATGGATGTATCGCGGCTCGTGGCTGGTCGGCGCCGCGGTCGATGTGGTTGCGGATGATATGACCCGCGCCGGCGTGACGATGAATTCCGACACGCCGCCCGACCAGATCGAAAAGATCAATACCGCAATCAACGAGCTGTCGATGTGGCAGTCGATCAACGAGACCATCAAATGGTCGCGGCTCTACGGCGGCTCGTTGATGGTGATGATGATCGACGGCCAGGACACCGCGACGCCGCTCGAGCTCGACACCATCGCGCCGGATTCCCTGCAGGGGTTCCTGGTGCTGGATCGCTGGATGGTGCAGCCATCCTACGCCCGCCTGATCCGCGCCTGGGGGCCGGATTACGGTAAGCCGGAATACTACGATCTGGTGGTGCAGAACCCTTACTTGCCGCAGTTGCGGCTGCACCATTCGCGGGTGGTGCGGATGGACGGCATCGAGCTGCCGTTCAACCAGAAGATCACCGAGAACCTCTGGGGCATGTCGGTGCTGGAGCGGCTGAACGATCGGCTGGTGGCATTCGACAGTGGCACCATGGGCGCGGCGCAGCTGCTCTACAAAGCGTATCTACGAACGTATAAGGTCAAGGACTACCGCAACCTCGTCGCGTTCAATTCCGAGCTGACTGAGAAGTTCCATAAACTTATGGATCTGATGCGGGCCTATCAGTCCAACGAGGGACTGACGGTGATCGACGCGGAGGATGAATTCGAAACGCATGCGTATGCGTTCGCCGGCATTCCCGAGACGCTGATGATTCTCGGGCAGCAATTGTCGGGTGCGCTCGGCATTCCGTTGACCCGGCTGTTCGGTCAGGCTCCGGCGGGGATGAACTCGACCGGCGAGTCCGACATGCGCAACTACTACGACATGATCAAAGCGGCGCAGCAGGCGCGGCTGCGGCGACCGCTGACCAAGCTGTTCAACATCATCTGGCGCAGCAAGCTGGGCAACGAGCCGCCGGACACGTTCGATTTTAGTTTCAATTCGCTCTACCAGCTCAACGAGATGGAAAAGGCCGAGGTCGCACAACGTGACACCGACACCATCAACATGGCGCACCAGGGCGGCATCATCACCACCCAGATCGCGCTGAAGGAGCTGAAGCAGAGCAGCATCCAGACCGGGCGCTTCACGAACATCACCGAGGAGGATATCGAGGCCTCCGAGGAAGCCCCGCCACCCTGGGAGCAGCCGGACCCGAACGATCCCAACGCGATGGGCGCCGGGATGCCGGGGCAGCCCGGTATGCCGGGAGCCGGTGGTAAACCGCCGGGCGGCGCGCCACCGGGTGGTGGCGGTATCGGCGTCGGCGCCAAGCTGCCGCATCCGGCGGCCGTGGCGCCGTCCAGCAACGAGAGTGTGGAGAAGTGACCATGAGCGCAGTGCCATCGACCACCGGATCCACCCTGATCACCTGTGTCTACAACGACGAGGTGTATGGCGAGCCGGGGATGTTGTGGGTGATCCTGCACGACAACCCGGTGTTGGCATGGCTGATCGATGATGCCGGGGCGGCGGGGCCGGCGCCGGTGATCCTCGGCACCATGGGGGGTGCGGGCCCGAGCACTGATCCGATCCTGTCGCCACCCTGGGGGGTGCGCGAGGGCAACATGATCTTCATCCCCGACATGGCGCGCGGCAGCGCCAACGATTTTTTCAACTTCATCGCCTTCAACAACGGCGCGCGGCGGGCGCTGTATGCCAAATTCGCCGACACCAACCTGACCATCGAATTCAACCAGTGGTGCAGCGCCAACCCGGCGCTGGCGCTGAAGGAGCCCCCCAACGTGGCGCCGGAACCGCCGCCGGTGACGTTCGTCCGCTCCAGCCAGACCGAGAGCGTGTGATGCTGACTCGCCCCCTGGAGCCGGATCTGACCACGGTGCTGGCGTCGCCGGAGATGGCGGAGCTACGGGCTTACTGCGAAGCCGAGGGCATCGACCCCTGGGGGGCGTTGGCCCACCTCGCGGTCACGGCGCAGGAGATGAAAGCGCTGCTCGATGCCGGGGAGATCGAAGAGGTGATGCGGCGCGACGCTGCGTATCCCGACCAGCAGCTGCTGGATCACTTCAAGGACGCGCTGAGCAAACATGCTGGCCACTGACGAGGCGGAGACCCAGAGCGAACGCCGGCAGCGCCAGCGCGCCGAGGAGGACGCCCGCGCCGATGCGGCGTTCCGCCGGGCGCACAACGCGCAGCGCAGCTACGGCGCGGCGTTGCGCGGCTACGCCAAGCAGATCGCCCACATCGTCCGCTACCACGCCGAGGGCGACCCCCTGGTGGTGCCGCCGGAGAAGCTGCCGCACCTCGTCGAGGCGCTGCGGCGCTACCGCCTCGGCACGCTGCCGTGGGCGCGCGCCACCGGCTGGCGGATGCTGCTCGAGGTCAACCAGCGCAATCTGACGGCATGGCGCAAACACGCCGCGGCGATGTCGGCGGCGTTGCGTGCGGAGCTGGCCAGCGCGCCGATCGGCGAGGCGCTGGAGCGGCTGCTGGCACTGCAGGTGGGCCTTATCACCAGCCTGCCGACCGACGCCGCGGAGCGCGTCCAGGAGGCCAGCACGGCGGCCTTGCTGAGCTCCGCGCGCTACGCCGAGCGGACGCCGGAGGTGGAGGCGGCGTTGGAGCGCGCCCACCCAAACGCCACCGAGGCATGGCTGCGGAACAGAGCGACGCTGATCGCCAGAACCGAAACAGCTCGTTCTGCAAGCGTGCTGGTGCAGGCGCGCGCCGAGCATATCGGCGCCGAGAGCTACACCTGGAAGACGGCATCTGACTGGAAGGTCAGGCCGTCGCATCGAAAACTTAACAACACAGTCCAACGGTGGGATAATCCACCCTTGTCTGATCCTCCCGATTACCACGCACATCCAGGTCAGATTTTTAATTGCAGGTGCGTATCGTTACCAATCCTTCCTGAATGAGCCGTGCAGGCGTTCTGCTGCCTCGCGTCGGGCTGCGGCTGCCTCCTCTAGAGTTGAGAACATGCCGAGATAATGCACGACGCCGTTGTGCGTGATCTTGGCGCGAAAACGCCCATGTAGACACAGCACACCTTTAACCCCGCTTTTATTCGCACTGTATAGACGCGAATATTCAGCATTCTCTACTTTGGTTGCGACGCGTAAATTGCGGATCCAATTGTGCTGTCGGTTTGTGTCTTCGTGATCGATCAGATTAGGGACCGGTTCACCGTGGACGTATAGCCAAGCAAGGCGGTGCGCTCGATACCTCGTGTTCAATATGCTGATGCTGATATAGCCGTTGGTGTCGATCCGACCGGCTATCTCACCGGCAAATTTGGCGTTCCAGCCATCAGCAGTTGTGCCGGTCTTCGCGCGCTTGCGCCACCTGAACACACCCGTCACCGGGTCATAGTCCAGCAGCTGGTGCACCAGCTCGCGCGGCGGTAGTGGTTTGATAGCCATCACGAGGTCCTCTCCTCGTTGTTGGTCAGGGTGGCTCGGCGCGGTTCAGGCGCCGGGTTGCCCGCACTCTATACCCAAAAGGGAGAAACAGTCATGGCAACACTTGAAGTCGCCCAGCCGTTCAGCGTGCGGCTCGATCCGATCCCGATGGACGCCGAGGTGCTTCCAGGCGCACGCGGTCCGACCGATCCGACCGTCTATCAGTTCCCGACGCCGGGCACCTATTCGGACGTGCCGGACGAGGTCGCCCAACACGCCTACACACAGCCCAATCTGGTGGGCTACGAGGCGCCACCGTTCAGCCTGCAGCCGGCGGACACCGTGGTGATGCAGCCGGACCCGGAGCCGCCACCCACCGGTGACGAGGCGCTGGACGCGCTGTCGACCGACCAGCGCGAAGAGATCGTGCAGCAGCGCCGCACCGGCCAGCGTCGCCCCGAGTATGGCGCGCGGTCAGACCGGCAGCAGCGCGCCGACCAGACCGCCGAGCACGCCCGCGCGGCCGAAGAGCAGCAGCGGCCAACCCGCGAGGCATAGGCCATGCCGCTGACCGCCAAAGGCTCCAAAGTCATGGCAAACATGAAGGAGCAATATGGCGAAGAAAAGGGCGAAGAGGTCTTCTATGCCTCCAAGAATAAAGGCACCATTAAGGGTGTCGACAATACACCATCGATGGAAAACCCCCGCGACCACACGTGGCCGGTGGCGCTGCCGGGCGATACGATCCTGCAGATCGACGTCTATCGTTCCGGCCGCGTGAAGATCACGAGACGGTAATGGAGTGGGCCACCATCACCCGGCTGTCGCCGCACTGCGACGAGACTGCCGAGGGCTATCGTATATACAGAGATGTGCCGATCGCGCGCACCGGCACGCAGATCTACTGGGAGAACGAAGTGCCGCCGCTGCAGGGCGACGTCGGCGGCAGGGTGCATGTTGAACGCGATGCCGCGGAGGTGTTCAACCCCGACAGCATCCGTTCGTTTGAAGGCAAGCCGCTGGTGGACGATCATCCCTGGGAGCCGGTAGGCCCGGACAACTGGGACAATCTGGCGGTCGGCTACGTGGTCAACCCGCGCCGCGGCCAGGGGGTGCACGACGATCTGCTGCTGGCCGATCTGGTGTTCACCACCCGGCGCGGCATCGACGCGGTGAAGCGCGGCAAGCGGGCGATCAGCGTCGGCTACAACGCAGCCTATGAACAGACCGCACCAGGGCTTGGCCGGCAGAGAAGTATCTTTTGCAACCATGTTGCCCTGGTGGACGAAGGCCGTTGCGGCGCGCGCTGCAGCATCATGGATGGCCGCACGGTCTACAATTACGACGCGGCATGGAATGAAGCGGAGCACCCGCGCGGCCAGCCAGAGAATGCCGGGCAGTTTGCCGAAGGCGGTGGCGGCGGGGCCGCAAAAACCAAAACCGGCCGTAAGAGCAAGGGCGCCGCATTCGTTTCGCCATCACTGGCTGAGCATCTCGACTTCCCGCAGGCGATCGCCGGGCTGAAGTCAAATCGCCAGCGCATCCTGGAGCAGGCGGCGCGCGAGATCGACCAGGGTCTCAAGCTGCGCTCACATAACATCGCAGCTGTCGGCGCATGGTCGGACGGCGCCGAGAACTCGATCATGAGCGAGATCGATGGCGGAACGTTTGAGGAGTTGAGCGTTGCCGCTGCGATGAAGGCGCATCTTGCCGAGCAGAAGGACGCCCTGGTGTTCCAGGACGATCCCAACGGCGATAAGTTCCTGTATAGCTTCCATGCCGCTGGCGACCTTGAGGAGATCCACAACAACCTGCTCGATGACGGTATTGAGTTCCACACTGTCGTCCCCACCAAGGATGGCGCCACGGTCTATGTGGCCGATATGTCGGGAGATGCGAAAGATGCCGTTGCCAAAGGTGCTCAGCGTTATCATTCGAAAGTCACGGTCGACCAAGGACAAGCCAAGTTCATCGGGCCCGAAAACCAAGGTGGCACCGACGCCGAATACCGCGCGCGATCGCGCGCCGCCTACGAAGGAATCATTCGAAGCTCTGGGGTTCGAGGTGCGGACACCCTCTGGCAAAGGATATATAATACCTACGGGGCGACGCTTCACGGAGTAGGCGACGGCTGGACCGCCGACGTTGACTACGGTTGGCGCGAAGACATCGACTGGGATGACGACTGGGAAGAGGCCAAGCACCCGCGCGGCCAGCCGGAGAACAAGGGGGAATTCGCCAAAGGCGGGGGCGGCGGCGGATCCGGCGGCGGCAAGCGGGAATCGTTCGGCAAGAGCTACGTGCGCGCCGGTGAGACCGGCGAGAAGACCGCGGCCGGGGTTAAGGCGGAAGGCGGCAAGCAGGCCAAGGAGGCGGTCAACAAGATCGCCGGCAAGGCGTTCAAAACGATCAAGGGCGCGTTGGGTGCCGAGGACTATGAAATTGTCCACGAGCATTTCAAGGCCGCCAAATCCAAACCCAAAGAACGCGCCAAAATCGGAGGGTATCTGAGGCAGATGGCCAAGGCGGGCAAGAATCTGGCCAAGGCGCATTTGAAAGAAGAGGCGCACCACGCCAAGCACGCGGTGGGTGCGCTGCGCGCACTGGCCACCGGCAACAAGCCGACCAAGCAACAGGCCATGGGGCTGTTCTCCTACGGCGCGCGGGCGCTGATGATCACCGGCTCGATGGCGCTGGGTGATCCGACCGGCCACTCGGGGGCGCTGGCCGCGACGTTCGCCGAAGACGCGGTGCACCACGTGCTGCTCGAGCATGCGGTGAAGCTGTTCGTGGGTGGCGGGTTCGGCATGATCAAGGGCGCTGTCGCCAAGCCGGAGCGCGACGCAGACCCAGGCTGGCGCCCGGATCAGTCAGACGACGAGCCAAAGGACGGCGACCCACCGGACGGTGATGAGTCTGACGATCCCGAGGAGATGAGCGACGAGGACGCCGCGCTGCTGCAGAAGTTCTTGGAGTGTCTGGCGGATACCGTCGAGGACATGACCGAGGAGGACGCCGTGCGCGTCCTGGCGCAGGGCGAGACGCCGGACGAGGACGAGGACGAGGGCGACGACGACGACGATGACGGCGAGCCCCAGGCCAAAGGCGGGGAGTCCGACGACGAGACCCGCGACGTCGACCCTTGGTGGACCAGGGACATCGACTGGGATCCGGCGGAGCATCCGCGCGAGCCGGAGGGTGCGGCGGCGAGCAAAGGAGGCGAGTTCACCAAGGGTGCGGGCGCCAGTGCCGCACGGATGGCGGAGATCCGCGGCAAGAACAACGAGGCGAAAGCAAGCGAACGCGAGGGCAAGGCGAAACAACGCGAGGCCAAGGCGGCTGCCGCGGAAGCGAAGGCGGCATCGTTCAAGGAGCCGACGATTCCACGATCGAAGGAGGAGCCCTACGCCATCTCGACGCGGTTGCCATCCGAACCGCAACAAAAGAAAACCGGGGTCGACCCGCACAAGACCGCGTCGCTGCTGGTCGATTACGAGTCGACCCATCATCCCGAGGTGCAGGAGTGGTTGCAGAAGACCAGTGATCTGCTGGTCGGCAACACGCTCTACAATCGCGGCCTCGACAAGGATAAAAAGAAGAAGCCACCCCTGCCCTATGTCGGAATGCCGCCGGGGCCAGCCGACGAAACACCGCGCGAAGCGACCGAGCGATTCATTAACTTCGCCAAAGACAACATTCTGTCGATCTACCATGCGGTGCCGACGGAATGGCGCCACCGCGCGTCGCTCTGGTATGACGGCGCCAATGCGGTGGCCCATAAATGGGCGAAGGACTACGACAAAACGCCACAGCAAATTGCTGGTGTGATCGCTGCACAGTCACCCAAAAAGGATTGGTTCCAGAACGTCGAAGTGGCCAAGCGCATTATAGAATACAACAGCGAGAAGATGCGTGGCACGGCGTTCAACGACAAGGCTGCCGAGCGGCTGGATGCATTTATTGCCGCCCGCAAGAAGCCGCAGGACCGGTTGCTGTATAGCGCGCTGCGCGACAAGCTGCGCAACCCGGATGGGTCGTGGATGACGCTGGGGGAATTAACCGATCCGATTGAGCGCGCTGCCTTCATCAGCATGTATGATCAGGCCAACACCGATCTGCACTACAAGGAGCTCTCGCCGGAAGGTAAGTATGGCGATTTCGTGCGCAACAAGGATGTAGAACCCGAGGAGGCCGAAGAGGGCAAGAAGGCGAAGCCCGGCAAGATGGGTGATCCCACGGTGCTGGTCTGGCCGGTGATGGAAAACATCGCCAAGGGACTGCGGATCCTCGATGACGGGTCGGTGGAGAATATCTCAGCCAACCTGGGCGACGCGCACAAGGTGCGTAATTTTTTCATGAATATCATGTATCCGATGTCGAAGGGTGGCCATATCACTGCGGACACCCATGCGATTGCCGGGGCGTTCATGCGTCCACTCGGACAGAACGATCCGGAAGTGCTGGTCGGCCTGGGCAACGCCTCGCCGAGCAACAACACGCACGGTCTGGGTGGCACCTATCCAATCATCGCGGAGGCCTACCGCCGGGCCGCAGCTGAGGTGAGCAAGGAGGGCGAAGAGATCCTGGCGCGGCAGATGCAATCGATCGTCTGGGAGGGGCTGCGCGGGCTGTTCTCGCCGGAGGCGAAGCGCAACAAGAACCTGCGCCAGGACGTCGACAACGTCTGGCGCAAGCACATGGCGGATCCGGAAAAGTTCACCGCCGACATGGCGCGCAAGGCGATCATGCGGATCGCCAACCCCGAAACCGGCGCGCCGCGCACACCGAAGTGGTATGCGCGGACGGCTTAACGGCCGGCGCGTTCGCGCTCCAGGGCATCATAGTCGCGCAGGGATTCCGGCAAGCTGGCCTCGTCTTCGGCAGTCCAGTCGTAGTCGTCCATACCGAATGTCGCCATCGCGATGTAGTTCGCGCGGGTGAGCTGCTGCCCGTTGTCACGGAGCCATGTTAGCGTTGGGCTGTTTTTGATCTCGGCTTCGGTCACTGCCATGTCAGTCTCCTTCGAATCTCCAGCCGTCGGTGCCGTGCAGGGCCCGTTTCCAGGCCACCTGACGGCTCAGCCCCAGGGCCCTTGCTGCCGCCCCGGCTGACGGGTAGCGCCCGTCTGGGGTCACCACAGCCCTGGCCTGGGCGTGATTGCCGGCGATGGTGTCCTGCTGGTTGATCCAGTCCTTAGCCTCCTGCACGGAGGTGAGGAAGGGCCGCGCCGGGCCCTTCGATAGCCGGCCGCCGATCGCATACAGCGGGCGGCCGGTGTCCGCGTGGGTAACGTCGGTGCGGACGATGGAACAGCTTTTGTAGGTGATCATTGGTGCTCCTCCAGGCGCTCGAGCAGATCGGCGACCGCCTCGTCCGCGGTCGCCCCGCGGCCGACGATCTGGCAGCTTGGATGAGCGTCTTCGGCGCCGTCATAGCTGTCGTCGTCGATCGCATAGAACCGGTCCGCGCGCGGCGCGAACCCGGTGTTGTCTTCCTCGACTCGGATCTTCATCTCAGTTCTCCAGTTTGGCGGCCAGCTTCTGCAGTTTGGCGGCGTCGCGCAGCCAGGGCTGGGCGGACGCGTTGTCCTGCCAGTTGGCGCGGAGGTGCTCTGCCTTTTCGTGGCAGATCTCGGCGACGATCTCGAGCAGACGCGCGAGGCTGGTTGCGTCGATGGTCTGCTCGATGACGTCGGCAGCGTCAGAAGGGATACTCACTGCACAAACTCCCATCGACCTACGGTGTTGCCGTTGCTGTCGCGCAGGGGGCCGCAGTCCCGCGTGTCGGGCCCGATACCTTTGACGACGGCAGTGGCCAGCGTCACCAGGATGAGGGCGATCTCAGGCCCGGGGTGGGGCTCACCGTCGTCATCGCAGAATGCGGCGTTGTCGGTGTCGATGCTCAGGATGAACTGGGCCATTACGCTGCCACCTCCAGGCCTTCGTTCTCGGCGCCGGCCAGGATGGCCAGGGCGTAGCGGGGCTCGACGGCGAAGCCGCCGCACCAGCGTTGCGCGGACGGGTCGAGGTTCTCCTCCAGCCAGTCGCGGCCTTCGGGGGTGACGCCGGACACGATCACGATCGAGCCGTGATCCTGCAGTTGAATGTCGAACATCAATTTGACTCCTTGCGAATGAGGATGCAGGCGCCCGGGTGATACCGAGCTTTGCTGCCATCGGTGAACTGGATCCGAACAAACTTTGTTACGGGGGTGGTGGAGACCGCGCGCACCGGATACTCGATGCCGCGGATCCTCACGACATCGCCGGGGACGATGTCGTGGGCCCATTTGTAGCCAGTGGTGCTGGGGGTCATGTGACGAACCTCCGGCCGGTGACGACGTTGACCAGGGTGACGCCAGGGCCATGCGCGGCTCGGGCCTCGGCCCGGTCTTCCGCGGTCAGCTTCGGCGGGTTGGCCCGGTAGGCCTTCAGGAAGGCGGTGTTCTGTCTGTCCCGCTCTGCGGCTGACTTGGTGAGGTCAACCGGGAAACCTTCGGCCAGGGCGGCCTCCAGCATGTCGTCGAACGGCACGCGGCCGTTGGACTTCCAGGTCATCACGCCGTTGGCGAAGCTGGCGCTGGTGGCGAAATCTTTCATCGAAGTGATCCTTTCTTATCCGAGATAAAGTATGCCGGAGTTGAATTCGCCGAACGTGCCGGAATACATCTCGTGGTCTTCAGGGGTGTCGCTGCGTTTCCAGCCGGTGATCAGCTGGCGGGCGTCTGCCTTGCTGATCCGGACCCATTTCTCGGAGCAGCCAAACCTCACCTGGGCGAGGACCTCGCTGGCGGTGTTGATCGCGATCCGGAGATCGGCGACGTGGGTGATGTCGGTCATTGCGGAATCTCTCTTTGGTGACGGGCGGCCGAAGCCGCCCGGTTGGTGTTAGTCCTTCTCGGTGATGGTGATGGTGTCGCCGGGCAGCAGGATGCTGCCCCCGATGAATTCGGCGACCGTCTCGGTGATCAGCGTGCCAGCGCTGTCGGCGGTGCCGTCGATGCGCAACGCGGTGCGATCGAGCTCGCCGCCGCTATTGCTCAGTGTGATGATGATGGTGGTCATTGCGGAATCTCCTAGTGAGGGGTGGCCGCCCAGACTGCCTGGGCGGTGTCGAGCCAGCGCTGGGCGTGAGCAACCGCCTCGGCCCGCGTGGCGTAGGCAACGGCGGCGTTGGTGTTGTGCGTCCGCACGGTGGGGAACCGGTCGGGACCGTTGTCGGTCGTGACGACAACGACGGGCACGTAGGGAAACTTGGGGTTCCGGCCGCGCTTGACGGCGCTGGGCTTCCGGGTGGTCACGGGGTGGTCTCCTCAGTGCGATCAGTCCGGCCACGCAGCCACTCAGTGTGGTTTGGCGTGCCGGGCGTGTAGGGGTTGGTTTCGTCGTCGTTCCAGTAGCCTTCCCAGTAAGCGCTGCTGAACTTGCCCTTGCGGGCAGCAGCGCGCTGGGCGCTGCGGGCTTGCAGCGCTTTGCGGGTAAACATCAGAAGGGCATCTCCTCTTCGTAGTAGGTGCTGGCGGGCTCATCGCGGAGCGTCCAGCGGGCCATGTCGCGGTCGTAGATCAGGGCCTCGGTGAAGCGCCGATCGAGGTCTTCGTTGGCCTCTTCTTCAGCCCAGAAAGCGTCTTCGGCGGCCAGCTGTGCGGGGGTCTCGATGCCGTAGTAGCGGCAGGCCTCTTCGTAGCTGTGGAACTGATTTCCGTTGGCGTCTTGATACATTCTAGGTTGCCTTTTTCCAGGTCGGTGCGGCCATTGGCGCGAAATCCGCTGCCATCGCCGCCGCCGTCGGGGCCGGGTAGTGCTTGATCAGATACGCGAACCATTTCGCGTAGGCCTGCGGGTAGGTCATCGGTTTCTCCATTGGGTGGGGCCAGCCGGTCTCCCGCAGTTCTGTGACGCGCAAGCGCGCCCTGGGCCTTGATGGCCGAACCAGGGATTGAACCGCGGTGCAAACGACCGGCTGGTAAGGGGGGTTAGTCCGGGGCCTGACCGTGCGCCTAAAACACAACGCACGGTGTGCGCCCCTTAGTCTCGCGATCCATAAAGCTAGGACCCCTGGCCAACCGGGACTTGCACCGTGGCGACCTCTCGAAGTTTCTTTCTCTTTTCAACCCATATATAGGTAGGTTGACGGTAACCGTCAACCACCTCGGCGCGTATTTTTATGGAGGCGCCGCGATGCCGTGCCCATGCCAGCGCTGCGTGAACGAAAGGAGGGCCACCATGAGTAGACGAACAATCGGCGACTATGTGCTGCGCGGGTTTTTATCCCGCGACAAAGCGACCGCGCACGCGGTCATTGAAGAGGCCGAGGCAGACAAGGATCTGCTGCTGACCAAGGACGCCGACGAGGATCAGCCGCACCACGAGCCGGACGGCGATGAGGGCGGCGGTGACAAGCATACAATCGTCAATATTCACAATCATCACGAGAACGGCGACGACGACAAGAATGGCGATGACGATTGGAAGAAGTCCAACGACGCCGCCATCAAAGAGCTGCGCGATGGCATGAAGGCCATTGTCGACATGATGACGTCCCGTTCGACCGACGGCGATCTGCCGCCCTGGCTGAAGAAGGGCGACGGCGACGACAAGGATGGCGACGACGACACCAAAGACGCCGAAGTGCCGAACCCGGCCAACGCCGGCGAAGAGGCACAGACCGGCACGCCGCCGGCCTCGATCGAGCCGGATCTGATGGAGGCTGACCCGGCCTTGAAGATGGGTCCCACCATGATGGGCGACAGCACGCGGCAGTCGCGCATCAATCAGGCGATCAGCAAGCTGATCCGCGACACCAAGGCACGCGCCGAGGTGCTGTCGCCGGGGATCAAGATCGGCGTGCTGGACGGCGCGCTCGGTGACGATCGCCTGAAGCAGGCTGGCCAACGGATCTGCAACACCCGGCGGCAAGCGTTGACCGCAGCGTGCGGCACCCCGCGCGGCATGCAGGCGGTCGGGCGTCACACCAAGGACGCCATCGCGGCGATGTCGTGTGACGCCGTGAAGATGTTGTTCGTCGATGCGTCCGATCGGATGCGGGCCATGAACAACGCGCAGAACCTGCCCAGCCCGCAGTTTGGCGACAACCGCCGCGCCGCCAACAGCGATCTGCGCTCGCGGATCGAGGCGATCAACAAGCGCAACGCCGAGCAGTGGTCCGCCTGGGGCGGCACAGCAAAGCGCGCCTAACGGCCAACTGAAAGGAGACCACCATGACCGCGTATCTTTTGACGATGCCGAGTGGCTTTCCTGGCTCACTGACACGCCAGGAACACGCCACCGTGGAAGGACAGCCGATCAACACCACCAGCCCGCCACAGACCTACGGGCAGGTGGTGGTGATGGACGTGGCGACCGGCACCATCCGCCAGCCGACCACCACCGACACCACAGGCTTTTGGGGCATCAGTGTGCGGCCCTATCCGACCCAGGGCTTCGGCCCGGCCGGCTCGGCGGCGCTGAGCTCGCCGGTGGGTGCGGTGACGCCACCGACCGCGGGCGCGGTCGACGTGATGCGCCGCGGCTACATCCTGTGCCAGCTCGGCGGAGCCACGGCCGCCGTGAAGGGTGCCCCCGTCAACGTCTGGACGGGTGCCACAGGCGCCGGACAGGTCACCGGCAATGTCACCGCGGTGGCACCGGCGGCCGGCTCCTGCGTGGCGCTGCCGGGCGCTGTGTTCATGTCGGTGCAGGACCCCGGGCCGTTGTCCCAGGGCCTCGTGGAAGTGGCGTTCAACATCTAAGACGATACGTTCGTATCTACGCCGGCCTCGAGCGCATCGCGGCACCCCCACACACTCTGAAAGGATACGCCCATGCCAGACGGCATGACTGGCATCCCGCCCGCATACGGCGGTTTGCAGACGTTTGACGGCATCACGCGCGATAGTGCCGGTGCCTTCCTGACGGGAGAGCTCGAGCGGCTCGACCCGACACTGCACGAGCCTTTGGTTAGCATCACGTGGTCGCGTGATATCGATCTGCGCTCGGACATCACCACCGGCGATGAGTGGGTGTCGTTCACCAACTCAACGTTCGGCGCGTCCGGCGGTTTCGCGACCCAGGGCATTTCCTGGATCTCGAAGGACGCCAACGCGATCCCGGCTGTCTCGCTGGATATCGGCAAGACCGCCAATCCGTTGCGGATCTGGGGTCAGGAAATCGGCTGGTCGATGCCGGAGCTTGCCTCGGCGATTCAACTCGGCCGTCCGATCGATGAGCAGAAGTTCCAGGCGCTTCGCCTGAAACATCAGATGGACACCGACCAGCTGGTCTATATCGGTGATCCTGTGGTCGGCACCACCGGGCTGTTCAACCTGTCGACCGTGACGCCGGTCAACGTCACCGGCGGCACCTGGACCTCCGGCGGTGCGCCGGTGATCATCCAGCAGATCAACGAGCTGATCGCGACCACCTGGGCCAACTCTGGTTACGCCATCGTGCCAAACCAGATCCGGCTCCCACCGCTGCAAATGGCGCAGCTGGTGTCGACCCTGGTCAGCACCGCCGGCAACGTCTCGGTGCTGCGCTTCATCCAGGAGAACAACCTCTCGATGACTCACGGCTCCGGCGCGCTCAACATCCAGGCGTCGAAGTGGCTTACCAACCGCGGCGTCGGCAACAGCCAACGCATGGTTGCGTATACGAAAGAGTATGACAAGGTGCGTTTCCCGATGACGCCGCTGCAGAAGACTCCGTTGGAGTGGCGCAGCCTCTACAACATCACGACCTATTGGGGTCGGATGGGCCAAGTCGAAAGCCCGTATCCCGAGACGATTTCCTATCGGGACGGTATATAACACCGTATATACGTAATTTCAGCTTTGAGACGGTAGATTAAATCCGGGGTAACCCGCGCGCCGCCTCCTTATTGCCGACCTCTGATGAGGCACACCGAAACTTGCGCTGTCGTGCCGCGTGGCAGATCAAGCATCGCAACCACGTCTTACCTGTCTTGCTGTGTCGCATCAGCGTAGCATTGCGGCGATGCAGCAAGTGGCCAAACCGACAGGAGGGCATATGCAGACTATCCAGGTGATCAAGCCGTTCATCCTGCAGCACGATCCGCTGACCCGGAAGGTGCGGGATCCGGTGAACGTGAACAACGAGATCGAAGAGATACTGCCGTCGCGGAAGCAATATTTCGATGTCGGTATCTACGAGGTGGAGGACCACGTCGCCACCCACTGGTATGTGGTGCCGCACCTGAAGGGCTACGTGGCGCCGCCGGTGATCGGGATGCCGGAATTCCAGCTGGCGCGGCAGGCGGCGGAGAAGCTCAAAGCCGAGCAGGCGGCGGTGGATCCCACCTCACCGTCACAGCCGATGCCGGCTGATGCCGTGGCACCGCGTATGGCGGGGCTGCCGCCGGGCGTGGAGCGGGCGGAGCCGATCGCGTGAGCGACGTCGTCGTCACACCTGTGCCGGGCCCGGTGCCGCTCGACACTTCTGGCGCGCCGGTGATCCCGACCAGCACCATCAGCGACCCACCGACATTCCGGCTGCACTTTCCGGAGTTCGGGGACGACACGGTCTATCCGGATCCGCAGATCCAGTTTGGCCTGGACATCTCCACGGTGTGCCTGAGCCCGTATCGCTGGGGCTCGCTGCTGCAGGCGGGCGTCGAGCTGATGACGGCGCATCAGCTGGCGCTGTCACAGCGCGCCCTGCAGAGCGGTGCGGCGGGCGGCACACCCGGCGCGGCGGGTGGTCTGGTGACCAGCAAGAGCGTCTCCAAGGTGTCGGTGGGCTACGACGTCAGCAGCACCGCGATGGAGGGCGCCGGGCCGTGGAATTACACGACCTACGGTCAGCGGTTCTACTGGCTGATGCGCATGGTCGGCATCGGCGGCTACGAGGTGCTGAGCGACTGGGCCAGCGTCAACCTCTCAGGGGTCGCGCTGGGCTGGGCAACCGGCGTGATGTATCGCTGGGGCTCCTACTGAGCCCATGATGGACGGCGCCAACTTCCCGCCCCCGAAGGACGACGAAGCGCAGCCGCGGGCGGGGGCGCGTTGGGAGACCGTGCAGCACCTCTACACCGTGAATTCCGGCAGCGCGCCGCCGGCCAACACGCTGTTAATTGGCGAGCTCGGACTGGAGCTGGCGGACCCGGTCAAGATCTGGGCCGGCGTGCCGACCAGCATGGACGCTACGGGCCGCAAGCTGCTCTACGACAGCAGCAAGGGCGCCGGGGCGGCATTCCCCGAGGCGCCGCTCGACGGGCTGGTCTACGGCCGCCAGGGCAGCACTGCGTCGTGGCTGGGGGTATTGCCCCTGACCGGCGGCACGCTCTCCGGAGCGCTGACCATCCAGAGCACGAGCGACGCTACACTCTATGTCCATGCGACCGGACCAAGCTGGCCCGCCGTCAAATGGAACACTGATCTGGCGGGCACCGCTGCGGGCTACTTTGAATCGCAACGCTACGGCAAATCGCGCTGGTCGGTGGAGTTCGGCGGCACCGAGCGAGAGACTGGCTTTGACGCCGGCACCAACTTTCTGATCAACCGGTTTGACGACAACGGCAACGTGAAGTTTCCCACTCCGTTCGCCATCACACGCGCGACCGGCTATGTGCATTTCGGCTCGCTGGTGTTTCTCGCCACCGATCCCAATACCGACCTGGAAGCGGCGACCAAACACTACGTCGACCAGCAAAGCCCGGCGAACAAATACCTGTTGCTGACCGGTGGCACGATCAACCCCGGCCCGCTCAACATCGAAAACCTGATCGACAACCCGCGGCTGAACCTCACCGGGCTGTCTGGCATCGGCTCCTACTGGCCGATCATCACGCTAAATGTGCAGGCGACCACCGGTTCGGTCGGTATCATCCAGAGCCAACGCAACGGCGCGCGGCGCTGGACGATCACCCTGGGCGACGGCTTTACGCCGGAGGTGCTCGGCTCCAGCGCCGGCACCGATCTGATAGTTTCGCGCTACGACGATTTCGGCGGGCTGCTCGGCAACGTGCTGACCATCGCGCGCGGCAGCGGCAACACCACCCTGAACGCCGCACTGATCGTGGCAGGCACGGTATTGCTGCAAGCCGGTGATCCAACCACCGACCAGGGGGCCGCCACCAAGCACTACGTCGATATCAAAGCGGGCGGCTATCTGCCGCTCACCGGTGGCCGGCTCAGCGGTGGGCTAAGCTTCGGGACGCGCTACGCGGCCAACGCACAAGACTTGAGCGCACATATCGCGCTGTATGATGGCTGGGGCGGCTTCAGCATCACCCCAGGCCATCTGAACGTTGTCGCTGGCGGCGCACTGGCGCTGAGCTTTGATGGCCCGTCGATCTTCGTGGCGCCGAACACCGGCCTCTACGTGAACCGCGATCCCTCCACTGATATGGAGGTGGTCAATCTTCGCTACCTGAACGCCAACACGGTCAACATCGCTGGCGGCGACGCGCGCTGGGTCAACGTGACTGGCGACACGATGTCCGGCAATTTGATGATCTCCTCGCCGAGTCAGCAAACGGCGTTCGTGGTTAACGCGCCGATGGGAACCTCGCCGGGATATGCGTTCTACATCGGCGGCAGGCAGCGGTGGTTTGTCGGGGTCAGTCCTGATCTGGAAGATGGCAGCGGCTTCGGCAGCAACCTCGCATTTTACAGCTACCACGACGACGGCAGCTTCAGCGGCACGCCGCTATGGATCGATCGCCAGGATGGCTATCTCTGGGTGCAGAACACCATCTCGGTCGGCCGCGATCCGATCACCAGCATGGAGGTGGTTACTTTAGAATACGCGCGCGCCAACTACGCGCCGATCACAGGCGGTGGTTACCTCCCGCTGACCGCTGGGCCATCATATCCTCTGACCAATGCGCTTTACATCGACTCAACCACGACGGGCCTCGCTGCTGCGATCCATCTTACGACACCGGGCTGGCCCGCCGTCGTGTGGAACACCACGACCAACAGCGTCACAGGGGGAAACACTGCGGCAGGGTATTTCGCTTCGCAGCGACAAGGCAGGAACCGCTGGTCGGTAGAGTTCGGCGGCACCCAACAGGAAACCGGCGGTAATCAGGGCACTGACTTCCTGATCAATCGCTTCGATGATGGCGGCAACGTTCTCTACCCCAGTCCGTTCGGTATCAATCGCCAGCTTGGCACGGTGACCATCCTACCGCCGCTGATGCTCGCTGGCCCGCCTACAACCACCAACCAAGCCGCGACGATGGGCTACGTTGACGGCAAGGCGGGCAACTACCTGCCGCTCGGTGGCGGCATCATGCAGGGCGGCATCTCGTGGGCTGATGTGTATGGCCAAAGCCCGAGCGATGCCACGCATCATCTGATCCTGCACAGTGGTTTCGGCATCGGGGTTACCGCCAACCGGCTGAACTACATTGCCGACATCAACAGCGAACATTCATTCATCGCTGGCTCTGAGGTCGCGTGGTTCAACACCTACGGTCTAGGCATGGCGGCAGGCACCGACATCTATCTCGCGCGCGATCCCACATCAGCCTTACAGGCGACCACCAAGCGCTACGCCGATTTGATGCTGCCGTTGGCCGGTGGTGTGATGACCGGCGGCATCCGGTTTAACGATAACAATTACCTCGGTGTCGCTGGGCGACCCGACACCAGCCACCACATCACGCTGTTCAGCGGTTACGGGTTCTCGATCACCACGGCCAGCTTGAATATCGTTTCGACTGATCAGATTTGGTTCTCTAACAGCCAGAGCGGCCACGACATCGCCTATTTCCGCGAAAATGTCGGACTGGCTTTCGTCGGCATCACCAACACCGTCACGGTGGGCCGCGATCCAACCGCCAAGATGGAGGTGGTCACCAAACAGTATGCCGATGGGCTAATCGGTGCGGCGGGCGGACCATTCCTGCCGATCGTTGCTGGGTTTAACAATGCGCTGACCGGCGAATTGTATCTGCCGCATGTCACGCCGACGGTAGACGAAATGGCGACGCCGAAATTCTACGTCGACTTGGCAGATCAGAATCTGCAAAGCCAGATTTCGGCGGTGGTGTCCGGCAACCTCGTGTTCTACGGCCAGTTGGATGTCGCAAACGATGTGGTGCATTACAAATATACCGTAAACCTTCCCGACACTCCTATGCCGTCGCCGAGTGCTGTCCCCAAGGGCGGCTATATAATCGTGACAGTGGGAGGGATACCCCCGACAGGGACCAGCACGAACATTCCGCCTTTGCCTCTTGGCACTCCGCAGTATGTGCGCGGCGATTGGTTCATTAGCGACGGCGAGATATGGATTTTTCTGCCGACCGGCCTCGTCTACTTCACGGCGGATGCCGTTGAGGTTTCCCCGCCGATCCAAGGCACGACCGACGTGCAGGCCACACTGACGTGGCTCAACACCAACAAGCTTAACCTTGCTGGCGGCACCATGCAGGGGCAGCTATTACAGCCCCTGGTGCCAACCACCGGCACCAGCTTGGTCAACCGCAACTACGTCACCAGCACGCTCGGCGGCTACCTCGCGCTGTCCGGCGGCACCATGCTGGGCGGCATCAGCTTCGATGACAGTCTGGCAACCGGCAGCACCACAGACACATCGAAATACCTCACGCTGCACAGTGCTGGCTACGGGTTTGGCGTTTCAGCATACCGGCTGAATTACACGGTCAGCGCCACCGACAACCACTATTTCATCGTGGGCGGCATCGACAAACTGTGGGTCAATTCAAACGGCGTCGGCACCTCGTGCCCAGTCTACCTGGGCCACGATCCGCCAACGACTGGCAGCGAGGCGGCCAGCAAGAACTATGTCGACGGCCGCACGCCGCTGGCCACCGATGCGCCGAATGACACTTGGTGGTGGGGCAGACACGCCGCAACGTGGGCGCCCGTGTCGGGCCTTCAGTATATCGGTGCTGGCGCCTATGACCTGAACGCGGTCGGTCCTGGGGCATACATCGGCTTGCTCAACATCACCAACCAAACCAACGCGCCGAACTGGCCGACTGACCTGTGGGCGCAGACCGCGCTCGTGTTGCACGGTTACAACTCCAACTACGGCTGGCAAAACCAGATATTGATGGGGCCTGCCCAAAACACTGGCGACGCGGCGATCTGGTATCGCAACCAGAGCGGCGGGGTGTGGTCACCGTGGTGGCGGATCATGACCGCCGCTGGCGGCACGTTCACCGGGCGAGTCACATTCAACGGGGCTGCGGTCGCTGTTTTTAACGCCTACACCGGGGATGTCAGCGGCGTCGAGGCAATCGTTATTTCCGGCAATGGTAACCTCACTGTCCCCACGCCCGCTTGGAGCGGCGGCTTGTCGTGGAACCTGACCGGAGGTGGCAGCGAGCTATCGTTCGTCAATAATTTTACCACAACGTCGCGTAGCTTCAGTTGGTGGCAGGTTGATAGCGCGACCGCGATGCGGCAGCTTGGATGGTTCTCGCCGAACGGCGATCTGTCTGTCACGGGCGCGGTGTATCTACTGAAAGGCGATCCCTCCACATCGACACAGGCGGCCAACAAGAACTACGTTGATGGCGTCATCACCCGCGCGGGCGGACCGTTCCTGCCGATCATCGGTGGCACCCTTTCCGGCAATCTCGGCTTGAATGGCGCGTGGCCAACCATCACGCTGGACACTGCGTCGGGCATGGCCCGGCAGATCATGGGCACGACGGTCGGGTCGCCGCGCTGGCTGATCCGTCTGGGAGATAACACTTCCGAAGCTGGCAACAACCTCGGGTCAGACTTCAACCTATGGCGCTATGCTGACAACGGCAGCGATGCCTGGATAGCGTTCTTCATTAAACGCCAGACTGGTGATGTTACCGTTGGCGGCACCATCTTCGTCGGCACCGACCCGACGCAGAACATGGCGGTCGCCACCAAGCAATACGTCGATGCGGTCCGCACGGCGCTCGGTGGATACCTGCCACTCACAGGCGGCACGCTCTCAGGGTTGCTGACCGCGCAAGCCAGCATCCAAATAACTGGCGGCGCACTTTGGTCTGGTTGGAATGGTGCCGGAGGCGCGCAGATCAACCTACAAGGCGTCCCTGGTTCCTATCGTTCGCTGACTTGGTATTCAGGCAACTACCGACTTTGGGACATCGGCAATTCCAGCAGCGAGCCGCGCGACGGTTCTAACACTGGCGGCGATCTGGTGTTCTATCGCTACGATGATGCCGCCAACATACTTGGCTCACCGTTGATGATCATGCGTGCCAGCGGCGCGGTGATGCTGGACCGCGACCCAACCGCCAACCTGCAAGCTGCCACCAAGCAGTATGTCGATACCAAGTCTGGCAATTTCCTGCCGATCACGGGCGGCACGCTCACCGGTAGACTGAACATACAGTTCACGGCTGACTCCACCACAGGGCACCTGTTTCTGGCCCCCGCCAACTTCAGCGGCAACGCACTGGAAGGCAAGCTGCGGTTTGGCGGCACGTTTGGCATCGGTGTCGGTGATACCGGCGTGCGCCTCACATCATCGATCCGCTCGGGCTTCCGCTCCAACGCCTGGGGTTATGAATACCTCGACGTGTGGATCAACAACGGCAACCCGAACGACGCGTCGTCCGACATCAATCAGGTGATGGTCGCCAGCTTCAACCGCTTCGGCCTCACCATGCCAGCCAGCATGGCCATCACGCTGTCAGCGGACCCCACGGCCGACCTACAGGCTGCGACCAAGCAGTATGCTGATGGCATCATCCTGCGCAACGGCGGCCCGTGGTTGCCGATCGCGGGAGGCGAGATCACCGGTAACCTTCAGGTCGACGGTGTATTTACGATCGCCGCCAACGCGTCGACCATCAGTGGAATGCAAGGCTGGGGTGGGATCGTAGGTAACCTGACCCAAGGTCAGGGCGAGGTGGATTTCGTCGCGCTTTATACCGGCTATGGCGGCTTCAGTTGGTGGCAAGCGCAGCCCGGTTACGTGAAGGTGCAAATCGCGCAACTTCAACCAAACGGCACGTTTGCGACTTGGGGCTTAGGACACGTATATTACGGCTTGCCGCACGGTGGTAACGTTGTTGGCTTCTCGTGGTATGGCGGTTGGTTGAATGCCTATGTCGATGGCAACTTCATCGGCTACCTCGCAACGTCAGATTTTCTGTCGCAGACCTACCTCGCGCTGACCGGCGGCAATCTGAGTGGCGGCATTCACTTCACTGGCGTTGCCAGCGGCTGGAATGATCTGACGAAGCACATCGACCTACACGGT